ACTTTATAGATAATTTTAAAAGAAAAAATGAATATGATGGAAATCACCCAACTTCTTTTTCTAAATATTCTAATTTTAAAGAAATAGTAGATTTATTTAGTCCTGAGAAGTCTAAAGAAATATATAAAATATTTACACAGAAAAAAAACAAGGCTGATGCGGTAGCAGGGCTATTTAAGTTTCGTAGTTATAAAAAAGAAGATGTGCCAGAACAAGTACAAGCTTTCATGGATGCAGTAAATAGAGTTAATATAATAAAACATTTTCAACCAAAGATGGGAGCATCTCCATTTTCTTTCTATAAAGAAAGAAGAACTAACCCTTTTTATATAAAATATGGAATGCCAAGTGATGAAAAATTAGAAGAAGTATTAGCCAAAATGCCATCTATAGATAGTGAAGGAAATGTAAAACAAAAGAATTTAGGCTTTTCTTTACAATACGGCAAATACAAAATGAAAGCCCTGAAAGAACTAGGGCTAAATCCTAAAATAGTTCGTCCAGATGACGATAGTCCGTATACATTTCTTGAAATAAATCTTGGGGATACTGCTGCAGAAAAGGCAGAGTTATTGAAAAAGATAGAATCAAAAGAAATAAACTTATATTCTCAATACATGCCAATCCCTAGCTTCGAAGAGCGAAACGAAGAAGAGATGGGAGGCACTTAAAAGTGCTCAATAACTTCCATATTATTTAACTTCTGCTCTATCTTGTGAGCTTGTGAACGCATTTGTTTTGCAACTTTCACTAAGAAATCTTTACTGCTACCACTGATATGTAAATCATTTTTTCTAAGAACAGCTATTGTATGACTCTCTATAAGAGTATCAATAACCTCATCCCACGTGTATTCACAAAAGGAAGGGTCTTCATTCTCTGGTGCTATAACAGCACCTATACCATTTAGGGTTAATGAAAGCTCTAGTTCTAAATCGTTTATAAGTTCAATCTTTTTTATCGACATCTTTTATTTTTCTTCCTTTAAAGAATACTATTAAATTGATTATAGTATTAATTGTTACTGCTATTAGTAGCCACAGTTGCCACGGCTCTATCGTCATACTTTTCCTTTGACGGGAGTTTAACCCAGTCCTTTATACTCATCTTAAATCTAGCCAAGGCACTTCTATTATCCTTAGTAACTAAATCCCCTTGCGATATTCTCGCCCATTTTCTACCTTCTACTACGTACACTAAGTACGTGCCACAAAGAGGAACGCGAGATTCAAAGAATCTAGCCCTATACCTTTGTGCATTCTTCCACACTGGACTCTGTGGTTTTTCTATTTTTGCCATCTTTGTTCCCTTCCTTAAATGCTTTTATAACATCTGATGAAAATAGTTTTTGTAAATTTAACAAATACATCCGTGAAGCTAGATTATCCCCACCCTTAACAGAGCGAAGATAATCTAGTGAATCTATGATACGTTTGAGCACATCAGTTTTAAAGACAACACTGGCATATACTTCATCACCAATACAAAGGTTATGAAACCAGTAGTCGGATTCTGTTGCTTTAATGCCTGATGGTTTGCCATAAGACTCATACTCTATGGCAATGTTACCACTTTTTTGCCATATGTCTCGTTCGGATTTAACCTCAATTTTTTTATCCTGCAACATATCTGCCACAAGTTGTTCACGTACTTTTCCATATTGTAAGTCTAAGTCAAATTTCTTGCGGTCTGCTACAGAAGGTTCCATTATTTATCCTTTTTGGTTTCTTGAGGTTGTTGTTGTTCTTTAGGAGGCTCGTAGTACCTAACTAAAGTATTTAATTGCCCATTAACATCTGACATAGCCTGTAGTTCTTTACCCACAGTATCAATCAAATTAGAATGGTCCCCTAAGCCTACAGGATTATTAAGCATAACCTCTATATTAGCGGCATGCCCATTCATCTGCCCTATCAGCTTAGACTTTAGTGCACTTATTATTAAATCTCGCACTTATTTTCTCCTTATTGTTAAAGTAACTTTTGTTAAATCCTCTTAACCATTCTTTCCCTCTAAACGAAGAGGGGCTAAATGGATTAGTGGACTCATGTATAATAGACTTAGTTTTCTTTGTTCTATAAAAGTCTCTCTGACCTTGTACGTAGAATCTGTCAACAGTAGCCATATTATCTCCTAATTAACTATATCAACTATTTCACAGCTATCTGCTGTACAAGCTAGTGTTTGATTACCTACAGTATTATCTTCTTGTTCATAATCAGCAAGTTTCGACCAATCAATAAACTCAGGCATCTTAGCTAAAAACTTATTATAATGTTCTTCTGTACAATCCTGGTAAGGGGCTTGTTCATACACCATATCACTTCTTGGTAAGAAAGACAAGCCTGAAGCTATATCAAAGTTCTTATATATCCAAGAACCAGTCTCAAGCCACTCATCTTTACCCACCGATATAGTTACAGATGGCTTATGCTCACACCAATGCATTGCATAAATTTTCCAAAACTCTAGTTGTTCAATAGCAGACATATCATCTCTAGTGACACACATATCAGGTGCTTTGATAGGAAAGCTAAAAACAGCATTGCTTTGGCTCCATCCATCGGTTTCCCATGGTATGTTTTGGTCCATCATAAACTGTGTGAGTGGGTCTTTTTTATCACAACGCACAGTTCTTATGTAGTACTGACTATGTCTTGCATGAATACCTGACGCAGAATCTGTGAGTTGTGAAACTGTGCCTGATGGTTTTACACAAGTAATAGCAGTAGATTGAGGTATGCCTATAGCTTCAGCAAACTCTTTGTTGGTATCAACTGCTATCTTTTTAAGTATCATTAACACACTTTCTAAATCATTGCTATCTTTGCCATTAGTAATAGCGTTATCCATGATACCTGTCATAGATACACCTAACAATCTTTCTTCAGCCGTATTGTTGTGCCATATTTTACGTAAGTAAGGAAAGTGAGTTAAGGTAGATTGAAATGTGCCTATTATTGTGGCTATGCGAACTTTTCTCTCTAAATCTTTAATAGTATCAGTACCACGTACAATTATTTCAGATAAATTACAGAACTGGTATGGACGCAATATAATCTCACTGCACGGATTAGTACCGAAGTCATACTCAGGATTTCGTCTACCATTCTCAGCCGCCTTATTCTTAGCCGCCCCACGATAAAACATGCCTCTCTCTCCAGTGCCAGACTCAGCCAAAGAAAGCCACTCTCTCATAAATGTGTATGGGTCAGGTTTTTCTGTGTAAGCCACTGAATTATTTGACATTTGTCTCTGTGGTTCAGTTTTGTAAAACTCCCCAGTCTTTGCGTGTCTCATTCTATCGTCAGATAAGTTGGATAAACTTATCATGGCAGAACGTCTTACACCACCAGAGACAACTACTTCTCCTACTTTGCACATCAAGTCATGACATTCTAGGCTAGACAACTTTCTACCTTTTGCTTCTTTAAATACTTTTACTGTGAATCGAAACAGATTATCCAAAGGTGCAGGTCCTGATGCTCTACCACCAAATATCTTTAGTTTAGCACCTGCAGGTCTGACGAGAGACAAGTCCCACTTAGGTATTTCTCCTGCCCATAGCAAAGCCAATAGCTTACGGAAAGCTTTTGCCCATCCCTCTTTACTGTCTTTAACAATAATAGTTTCTTCTGTATCAAATAATAATCCAGGAATTTCAGGTAACTTACTTATGCAGTCCCTCTCCACAGAGAATCCAACACCAGTGCCACACATAAGTATGTACATAGCTTCATCAAATGCTTTTGGGTCGTCTACTGGCAGATAAGAACAGTTATATCCTGCAGTGTTATCTCTTTCTAAAGCTTTACCTGCAGTCATCATAGCTCTCATAGACGGCATAACTTCAGAATGAAGTATAGCTTCATGTAATTCATCTTTGATATTGTCAGGAATGATATAATCATGTTTTTTCAAAAGATGTGAACTCATGTAAGATACATATCTATCTACAGTTTCGTTCCATTCTTCTCTTCTATTTTCATCATCAAGCCATCTAGCATATCTAGATTTGTGAATAAATTGTTGATAATACGTGGGTAAAGTTACGTTACTTTTCATCTTAATACCTTTATAGTTATGTCTTTTGTTTTCATACCTATTATCTCATGAAATAGGTCAGTTAGCATATCTTCCAATATATATGGAAGTTCTTCCTTGTCAAGTGTGAACTCTTCGGTGTCTACTTCAGCAGACACTCTAATCGTTATTTTTGACTTTCTCATTTTTCACCACTGTAATTAAGCGAGATAAATACCACTCGGCTTTCTGCAAGTCTTCCAAAGGCTTGCCTTTATATTTATACCTCCACAGATATTTCAATATATTACCTTGTAAGTAAGCTTTAAACTCACTACCAGTGGCGGCTTCTATAGCATCAATGCACTCAATGCCAAAGTCATTATAGTGAGCAGGACTGTTCACCATATCTTTTTGTTCTTTCAATTTCATCTTCATGTACTCCATGTGTCTCATCAATGTAATGTCACCTGTGAATTTATTGTTTCTTCATTTATACTTAATCTTCCATCTTCGAGTACTTGGTCGGTATCCGTTATAGCAGTATGTACCATGCCCCTTGTAAGTAGAGCATAAAACATAGTGTCTTCTTCTGTCAACAAATTTCTATCATGACTATGGTAAATCTCTACATCAAAACCTTGGTCTAAGTGTCTGATTATAATAGCAGAATCTCCGTTATTTAATTTTATTTTGTTTTCTGGCATGTAACTTTCTCCATAAAATGTTCTGCATCTACTATAGCTAGAGGCTTTTGTCTATTCATTTTTATAATAAGAAGAGGCTCTCCTGAGTTTCCATGCCCCACAGCTTGTTCATAATAATTATATATAGTTGTCATTCGTTCTGTATTCTTACACTCAATGTTGTACGGAAATTGCTTATATGCGACTGTAGATAATTGGACATCAGCCCCATTAACTCCCATAGGAGTGGATTTGATGTCCAAGTTAGTTACACTTTTAAGTAGATTTAGGAGTTTCTCCGCCACCCACGTTTGAAGTTTTCTTCCTTTTGCTTTCGCTGACCTCGTTGACATCTTCTTCTTCAATACGGATTTCGGTGATGTTTTTCGCTGGGATGGTGATTGTTTGACCTTCCGCTTCGAGGCTTGGAAAAGGGACTTCGTTGTTGAGTTCTTCGATGAAGGCATTTGCTTTCTCTCTGCTTAGTTTAATTATTTTTGCAATAGAAGAACCATCAGTACCTTTATACTGAAGCGTCATCAGCACGCCACTCTTCCGTAATGTGTGTGTACCAGACCCATTTTGGGTTTCTTCCTTTGCTTGGTAATTGTCTTTTGAACTCGAGGTCTTTCCAGCAGTTTGTTTTGTAGGGACAATAACTGCACTCAATCCCCAAGGTCCTATTACCTGTAGGTTTCTTATAAAAGACTTCCTCGACATCGGTGAAACACCTTCGAAAAGACTTTCTTTTAGATATTGATTTAAAAGCGTGTTGTATCTTAGCATGAACTTCCTCCTTTTCTTTTGTTGTGTTCTGTGCTTCTGCAATCGCTATTTCGCCAGTGGATTTATTTAATACAATCCACCCTTTAAATGGTTTATCACTAGCCATACCATAGCCGTGACCTTGCGTAACATAACCAAAAGCATCAGAGCTTTTAATTCTTTCATACGCATCATCAGGTTTGAATTTGTTTTCAAAAGCAAAAGGCGATGCAGTCTTTATATCGTAAATGCCATCGTCTAATTCAATATCAAATTCTCCTTCAATAGAATTTTTTTTATCAATCGGTAATGTTACTTTACCATGTGTATTTTTTACCTCTATGCCTGATGCTTGTATAATTGCAATCATAAGAGCTTCTAGTACATCTCCCATTGCCATACGCATCTTAAAATCATAAGTAGGAGTATCTTCTTTGACACCTTCTGCCTGCATCTGTAATTGGCAAAGAGGTTTACCTACGTTACTCATACGTAGTCTAAAGTCTCCTCGTTGTTCGTTAAATTGTTTATTTAATGCTTGTCTGCAGTTGTCTGCAAACTCGTCCAAGATGTGAGGAGGCATTTCTGCCTCCCCCTTAACCGCCTTTGAAAGGAACGAAACGATAGCGGCTTGTTTGGTATTCATCCTGTTAATGACTCAGGTAAGTCATCATTTAGAACGTCGTCAGAGGTCACAGTAGTTGCTTCTTGGTCTACCATTCTTCCCTGCTTACGCAGTGAATCATCATATTCCTTAATAACCTTAGTGTTCTCTTCGTTTATGTAATCCATAAAATACGCTAAGGTATCTTGGTCAGCAGGAGTAAAATCAACTAGCTTTGGAGCATTGTCAAATTTACCAACATAATAAACCAAGCCACCATTCTTCTTCTTATCTAAAGAAGCACGTAGTTTATAGAATATGAAAGGCTTCTTCTGAGCAGTCAAAGCATCCATAGGAACAGAAATAGGCATAAAGTTACTACCTCTTGCTCTCCATAGAATAGGAACATCTACTGCATCTTCTACCTTTGCACCTGTCTCATCAACTGCATTAAGAAAAGTAGCTTTACCAAATAGCATACGAAAACATTTAATCTCCTTCTGCTGTAAAGCCTTATCAGCTGATAAGG